GAGATATTATTTGTTGAAAAACTAGCAGTCGGGTCAAATTGAATGGCGCGTGGCATTTACTCCTCCCCTAGCTCGGCCATGTGCCAGCTTTGAAGTTTTCTGCCACAACGGCACTGCTCAAGTTCCAAACAGATGAAAAAGTGCGGGTGTCGGTGGTGATTCCTAAAACCTCACCGCCGCTCGCGGCTGAAGGTGGCGTAAAGGCCGCTGTGTACTTTGCAAAATTTTTGATAATTGTAATGTCGTCTAAGTAACCCGTGAAGTAATTACTGCTGCCCCCTGGGTGAACGCCGAGAGTGATGTTTGAGTTTGTTGCGGTGACGTTTGTGTTTGCATCCGACCGAATTTGCACGCCGTCAATAAATTGGCGCACGTTCGTGCCATCGCCGCACACAGCGAAATGATGCCATGTGTTAGCAGACCAACTGCCGGTTGTTCCGAAGGCAGCCCCGTCATAAAACTCAAACAGTTTAGTGCTTGGCAGAAGAACTATTCTCCAATTACCAGTGCCAGTTCCCGTACTCATAATTATTTGATAGGTGCTAGTAGTATTTTCGGTGCAGTAGAAGAAACCCTCAATCGTAAACGGGTCACTATTGAAATTTTGTAATTCAGAGCCAGTGGCAACAGTCAAATAATCGCCGCTGCCGTCCAGGTATAGGCTTTTGCCGCCAAACTTGGCCTGCGTGGCAGAGATCGCCGCGTTCCCGCTGGCCGTCACTGCATGACCCCTGGCCTGATCTCCGAGCCCGTAATCAAAAGGCAGATACAACACCGCCAGGTCGTTGCGAGTTTGGCTGATAGAGGTAGTCAAAGCGCTCGTGGGTGGCGTAAAATCACCAGTGTAAATTCCGTGTTTCACAACTCTTAGATCATCAATATACCCTTCAAACGGTGAAGCCTCGTTATTACGAGCGCCAATAGATATGTCTTGGTTAAAAGTATTTAAGTTACCACTAATAGTAAGACTACCGTAACTAGAGCCATTAAAATATAAAGTTACCGTTGATCCGATGCGAGTAACTGCGATATGATACCAAGTATTTACGCTCAATACATTACTTATTGTAATAAATTGTGCGCCGCTGTCATCTCCAATATATAACTGAACATTACCAGCACTCTGTGTTTGAATTAGTAACGGTCTATTACCGCCACCTTCATACTGACTCCAAAGTCTAGCATTACTAATAGTTGTTGCATAAAAGAACATTTCAATTGTAAAATCTGAGGTTCTAATTTCGTCAAAGACATTAGATGAAACATTAAGACGATCACCGCTCCCATCTAAATAAAGACTACTACCTCCAAACTTTGATTGTGTAGATGAAACGGTTGCATCGCCTACAGCGGTTACGGTATGGCCACCCGGCCCATCGTCATTTATATCAGAATCGAATGGTAAATAGAGTGATGTTAAACTCGCCCCACTATTTGTTTCGTTTGTGCCGCTCAGCGATGCACCGACCGCCTGAGAAGGTGGCACGAAGTTTTTACTGTACAGGGCGGGACCTTTTGTAATCCGCAGGTCGTCGATGTAACCGGCAAAATTATTTTGACCACCTGAATGAGATAAGGTGTTGAGCGCACCAATACTCAGAGGAGCATTAGGATAATAAAGAGTGTTAGTAGACAAATTGGCAGTCGTTGAACTTTTTACGCCATCTAAAAAACAAAAACCAGAGGAACCCGATCTAACAAATGCAACATGATGCCAAGTATTCAGACTTGGTGAAAGGTCTGTAAAAGATTGTGAAGAGTAACTTGAGTTGCCACTTGTTGACCAATAGAACCAAAGCGTATCGCCGCTGAATCTAAAAATGAAAGAACGCCTGTTTCCGCTGCCAGTCCACATTGCTGCAATCACGGCATGGGTAGGAGCGGAAGTCCGATACACAAACGCTTCGATGGTAAAATCACCAGACCCTAGTTGAAATGTTGTGTCGCGGGGATACGTTATAACGTCTCCAGTTCCGTCGAAATACGCGCTGTTACTACCGAACTTAGCTTGAGTGGACGATATCGTTGCGTTGCCGATCGCTGTGCCCGTGTGGCTGTTTGCGCTTGTATCGTTGATATTACTATCAAACGGCAGATAGAGGCTCACCGCACCTGCATTTGTCGCGGGCGTAGATGCGCTCGTTGACAACGAGCCGGTGGCGTCAACGTTGCCGATTAGGCGGGCCATCTTACGAAAGCTCCTCGTAGCTGACTACCACCTCCAAGTCATCAGCAGCACTTGCTGTTGCTACAATCGAGCGGTCTTCTTCAAGGTAGATTGCAGAGTTTTTGTCAACAACAACCAGCGTGGAGTCGGCAGGAACAACGACAGTTTTTGCGATGTGGTATGCCGTACCACCACCTGATGCAGCACTGTTCACGCTGAGTGTAATGTCTGCGTTGTTCGTGCCATCCACGTTCGCAACATAGATTACGTTGACTTTGAACACCTTGTTGCTTGAAGCAGCGTTGCTCAACAAGGTAGTAGCGTTTGTGGTTGATAAGTCTAAGTAGGATGTTTTAGCCGTGATTGTGGCTACGTTAACAATGTTTGGTGCACTCATAGCCTAACCCTCAGCCAAAGACGATTGCCATCGCGATTGCTTTACCCATCGTAGCAGCACCTAAGTTTGATAGCGCGGTTGCTGCATCACTTGCGCCTGTTCCGCCATCTGCAATCGCTAAGTCACCCGCTGCGATCTGCCCGCCAGAGCTGACAGACAAAGCACCAGCCGCTAGCGATGTGGGCAGCACTAAATCGTATGTCGCACCAGCAGAGTGCGGCGGACTAGCAATAGAAACACCGTGAGTGTTCACCTCACAGTTCAGCATAATTTTCCCAGAGTTCGTATTACCCCGCACCTCAAGGTAGCCTGTGCCGTTTCCTGCGACTTGCACATTACCATTGGTGTTACGTGCACTCACTCTATTTCCATCTAACTTAAGATTATCTACACGCGCTTCAGTGACAGCAGAGTTTGTACCAAGCGTGATGCCGTCTACAGCGCCGCCATCAATATTCACACTATCAGCCGCTTGTGTGGCAATCGTACCCAGGCCAAGATTAGTTCTTGCACCTGATGCGTTACTCGCGCCTGTGCCGCCGTCAGCCACAGCAAGGTCTGTAATGCCACTGACTGTGCCACCAGTGATAGCTACGCTAGTGATGTTGACGGCACCCGCTGCATCAGCGAACACCGCTTTGCCCGCAGGGTAAACACAGAACACATCTTTTGTGCCAGCAGAAAAGTCTGTAGCGGAGCCGTTGTTACTGCTCGCTAGCACCGCTGTACGGGTCAGCGTTGTGCCGCTAGCAGTGTAAGTACCGAGTGCTGTTTCCCACTCATCGGCCCCGCGATGCACAATCGTGAAATAGGTTGTGTTCGAGTTGCCGACTTCGCTGAACGCATCAAAACCAGTTACAGCACCGGCAAGCGTGATCGTACCTGTGCCGGTAGTAGTTGATGTTTCACGTACACGATCTTTGACTACAAGTGCCATTTGCTTATCCTACGCAATGCGAATGATAGCGCTCGATGCGTCAGCAGTTGGGAACTGTACCGTAAAATCACCAGCACTCGCCGTCTTATCGCTGCCAAAATCAAGCACACACACCGCCGGGTCGCTAGTAGCATCTTCGTTAAAAATAAGCGCGCCTCGTGCGGTAATGCTGACAGTGCTGAAGGTAAGGTCAGCAAAATCAGTCAACGCAGTTGTGCTTGAGCTTGTCGGCGTCACATTCGTTAGCGTGCCGCCTTTTGCGCTGTAGCCGCTGCCACTCACTTCATTAGAGGTAGTGTAAGCAGTAGTCGCAGCATCCAAGTTTGCACTGCTCGTATACAACGCCAGCTTGAAGGTATCGCCACTGCTGTTGGTAAAGTTGTGCACACCTTTCAATAACTCAACCTTAAACGAGGTGCACATCGCTTGCGTGATAGCCATTTATATTCTCCTTATGAGTTCTGCTAAGTCATCATGGCCTTGCTGCTTGAGCAGATTATAAAGGGTCGTTCTATCCGAAGCGACAGCCTGTTTCATGTAGTAGACTAAAACATTCCGCAGTGTATCGCAATATGCCCTAGCCTGCTGCTGTATCTCAGGTGGTGCAGAATCAGATACCTGTACAATTTTGTTCAGGCACATCTCAGCGATATCTTCTACCGAGTGGCCTTTGTTTGATGTAGTGGCTACACCTACAGGCCCGACGTTGGCGGAAACTTCTACACTAAACATCAGCTTTTTTGCCTCATCACTAGGCCCATCCTGTATGCATCTGTGACTTCATCAGCCTCACCAAACTCTTTCAAACGCGATAAGGCCTCAGCGTAGCGCGCCTGATAGTTCTGCAACACATCTGGTTCGCCCTTCATGAAGGTATAGGCTTCGTACAGTGTGGCGTACAACAACGCCAGCGGCGCATTTGTGCTCAGCCAGGTGGTGCCACTATCGCCTTGGACGGTCAGCGAGTCAGGCTTGAAGTAGTAATGCAGCTCAGTTTCGTACGCCTGGTCAGGCGTAGGCGCTACAATCAAGTTACGATTGTCATACTGGGAATAGTATTTTGGCGTGCCTGTAGTTGCACCGTTTGGATTGACTGTTTGTATGAACGTCACATTTTTGCGTAGCAAGAACTCTTGGCGTGAGTTGTTCAGCACAGTCAGCGAAAAAGCAGCCAAAAAGTCTGTTGGAAACACAAGAAACTTTTGGTTCGCTGTAAACGCACCCAAGGCGTTTTTGCGGAAGATAGATAGCTGCACCTCTGTAAAGATGCGCTGCTCTGCGTTTTTGATGAATGTGTTTAGCTGATTTGTAAACGTAGTTTCGTTGTTTTCGGTGTAATCTTGCACCGCTGTTTTCAGCTCTGCGAATGTAAAACTCATGATATCACCACCGCAACAACGCCGACGGAAGTTAGCCCTGCAAGCCCCTGCGCTGCACTTGGCCTAGGAAATATCTTACCATCGCCTACAGGCACCACTACAGGTTCTTTGCGGTCTGTACGTGGCTCAAACAAAGCCTGAAGGTCAGGTGGTGGCACAAACGGCTCAAGCTGTGGCGCTTTTACCTCATAACACTCCGGGCATACCTTCAAGCCATTCCACTCTTTGCGCAGCTCTAGGTATTTGTACTGCTGACCACAACGGTCGCAGATACCGAGCGCAAACTTTCCTGTGGCAAACAGCGTACTCATACGTTGATGAACCCGTAAAAGTCTTTAGCAGGAATCAAACTCAAACCGGCCCTGTCTCTATCTTCTGCGGCTGCGCGCTCAAACTCTTCCTCGTATTGTGCTTTGAGCAGTTGCGTAAGCTGCGGATTACGCTTCATTGAAAGGTAGTATGCTAGCCCCGCTGTCAGGCATGGATAGAACCGAAACGGTACTTCTGAATCGTTTGTATAATCATCAGCATCGTCAATGCGGGTAAGCCGATCATATACAAACTCGTACACATCTGATTGGTCTGGCGTAGCCCAGAACCGTATCTGCGGTGTGATCTGACGGTCGACGTAAAACTGCGTCGGCTGTGCTTGAGTTAGCTTATTTGTCAGGTTCAGGTATTGGTCACGGCTGATACGGTTCAACGTTGTATCACTTTGCGTAGTTGCACCTGTGCTTTGCCGCAATACGCCTGACAGCACATCAATTGATTCTCCTCTTTACTCC